GTATAGAGGCGGTGATCACCGCTTAGCGTGTTGCTGGTCGTGACTGACGGCAGCGTGAAGGCTCGGAGATACGTCTCGGCGGCGCCTGGCGTATATGCCTCGTTCTCAACCACGACCTTCAGTGGCTTGGCTCTAGCCTTGGCCCAGGCAAGCAGGCGCGACTCGAACGCTGCAGCGATGATGTTGTGGCTCATATTTTATGGTTCCTGATGGCCTCCAGGACAATTTGCTGGAAACGCGCCTGAGTGATTCGCACCATGCCCCCCGGAGCTTGATCGGAATGGCCGTACTCTAGCGGTATCGCATAAGGCAAATTATTCACGATGAATGCCGTGGTTCCTGCCCGGAAGAAAATCGACCCTTCTGCGATGCGTGCTGTTGCTGCCGCTCCGGTCGGATCAACCACTCCAAGCGTCCCTTCCGGCGGCGCATCGATGGACATCTGCCAATTGCCACGGAATCGCCCGGTATCTACCGGAGACATTCGAATCAGCGAGTTACCGATTTCAATGATGATCTCGCGAAGGCTAGCGTCCACCGCCTCTTGGGCCTGTTTGGCAAACTCGGCCAGTTGGAGCGAAAAGCTGCCTTGCCGGCCTGCGTAAGTGTTCATGAACGGACCTGCAATTCGTATATCAGCGGAGTGCCGGCTGGGTTGACCTCCTTAACGTTGATCACCGTCCAGGTATTCCCCTGGATCTCGGCTGTGATCATTGGCTTCGGCTTCCAATCCAAGCCCACCGCCGCAATCTTCAGCTTCTTGTCGCCACGCACTATCAGGGTGTCGGCTTGAAACTCGAAGCCGGTGAAATGGAGCAGGATGCCCTGGGCTATTTGCTCGAGGATGACCTCCGCGCCTTCCGGATTGTCAGGATCGTATCCCCCAGGCTGAACATCGCGCAGCGTAACTGCTTGGCCGTACTGTGTGATCAGCCGTAGGGCTGTTGCTGCCATCCGGTCGTAAAACTCACTCATAGGCTAAGCCCTTACAGCGAACAACCCACGTTTGAGAAGGTAGTCCGCAAATTGCGTGCGGCTTGGCCTATCCGGAGCAGCCGGAAGCAGCCTGCCGCTGCTATTAGAAATCGTCGCGTACTCAGTCTCGACGGCGCCTTCGACCCGCTCCCGAATAACCGCGCCCTTGCGCGTCTCGATAGGATCGATGTCGTCGCGATGAATCTCCGCTGCGAGAGCCATTTGGCCGTAAGGAATGCGCGCCGGAAGGTAGTCGTTTGGCTTGATCTCACAATCCAGTTGAATACCCCGGCGCGGCCACGCCAGGGCCTGATCGCTAGACATCTTCTGCCCTTTCCAGGCCATGCCATTCATCGCCAAGGCGGCCCGGCGAAGCAGTGCTTCTTGCGCGGGGGTATCCGCAGGGATGGCGACGCCGAATTTCGCGGCGTAACGGACTAAATCCTCAGCGCTCGAATAGCTTTCGGCATCAGGCTTACCAGTGCCGTCCTCGATGATAAGTGTCATGGAATCAGCTCGCAGGAATGAGTTTTACGATTTCAGCCTTCGGCGCCTTCGGATCGAACTCAATGCCCTGGGCAGTGAGCCAATTCCTCAGATCCGCCACTCCCATTTTGGCCGGATCTTTTTCCACTGCGCCACCGGCTTCGACAACATCCACTTGAACCTTGGCGGTCCTGTAGGCATCGACGACGACCGGCCAATCGCCGATTACTGTGACCTTCGTTACGCCCGACTCCGGCTTCTCGAAATAAACGGGGTTGCGATAACGCTTGTCCGGATCGAAGTCCCTGGTTTGCGCCGAATAAGTAAGCTCCATGTCGCTCTCCAAAAGCGGCCCGTTACAGGCCGCTGACTAAAGGTGAACGCCTTTAAGGCGCGGACAGGTCGATCAATACGCCTGCAGTAACCTTGTCGCTGGTTGCGTACTTGGTCCAGTTAGCGCCGGTTCCGATAGCAGCCAGGTTAGGGTTCACACCACCGGTAGAGTCATTCCAGCTGTAACCCAGAAGGTCCAAGTTGAATGTCCCTTCGGCGCGGAAGCCCATCGCCAAGTTTTCCTGGGTGTTGATCGGGTACGAACGGAAGCCCGGAGCTTGAGACTCGGTGATTTTGATCGCGCCGGCTTGCAGGCCGAAGATGGTTTCCGCTGGGATCGTGTCCGAGACCAGAACGGGCTTGCCCATGGTTCCAGGTTGGCCGCCGTAGATGACCACACCCGCCTCTTCGTAGACCTTTTCGGTAATGGCCTGATCGACCATGTCGAAGTAGGTCGCCGAGTCCATGGTCCACAACGCAATACGACCGAAGCGGTCGCCAAACTTGCGCATGCCCTTGGTCAGCGCCTTCTTGCCGTCAGTGGCGAAGCTGGCAGTGGCAACCATGTTCGGATTTGCACCGATAGCGGCCTTCAGGGCTGCCATCGCGTACTGGATGTATCCTTCGAGAACCGCATCGGCGTAGTCAATCCCCACCAGCTCGGAGAACTCCTCAGGGGAACGAGCTCGCCGCTTAAACGCCTCTTCAGTGGTTTCGTAAGGACCGTACTTGAACGGCACCTTGACGCCGACCATCTCACCAGAGCCGATCTTCTGGCCGGCCACCGTTGCAGTCGAATTGACGTCACGGTGTGCGATAGAGCCGCCGAGCTTGTAGAAAGCACGCTTGCGCAAGTCACCTTCGATCAGCTCGTTATCCAGCACCAGAGCGCCATTGGAAGAAGCGTTGAACACATCGATCACATCCTGGATGCGCTCCAGGTAGGCGGTCTGGGCAAGATCGTTGTAAACGATCATGTCCGTGTTGACGGTAGTCGGCATGGGTTACTCCATTATTTAGGCAATTTCAGGTAGGCGTCCTGGCCGTGCTTCGTGATGAACTCACGCTTGGCCGAAGGCGTCATTTCGGAGCGTTTCAGCGCGGCATTACCGCTACCCCCGCCCGGGGCATTGGTTCCTGAAGCCCTAGGCCACAGATGAGGTGCGCTTTCGCGCAAGGATTCCGCCCATTCGAGCGGCGTCAGAGGGGTCTTGCCGTCTTTGCCAAGGATGGCCTGGCCTTCCTTATCGATCGCAACTGCTTCGCCCTCTTCATTGAGCGTGAACTGCCCTTTGGCACGCAGAATCAGATCCTCCGCTGCCTCAGGAAGCGCTCCAGCCTTGATGGCCGCAGAACGGATGGAGTCGCCCAAGACCTTGTCCCGGAACTTGCTCGCGAAGGATTCGGCTTTGTCAGCACGTTCCTTTTCCGCCTTTAGTTGCTTTTCGAAGTCGCCACGCAAGCGCTCTGTGCGCCTGGAAAACACTTCGTCGATCTTGCCTTCGGTGAGGAGTTTCGTTTCTTCATCCTCGCCGGCTTTGGTCAACAGCCCCTTCACCGCGTTGATGTCCAGGCCTTCGAACTGAGTTTCGAACTGGCTGAGTTTTTTGGTGGTTTCCTTCAGCTTGCCCAGTAACTCGGTGTTCTTGGTTTTCAACCCGGTCACAGAGGCTTCCACGGCAGTCGCGATAGCGGCCTTGATTGCCGGATTTTCCAGGTCGATTTCGTTTTCTTCTGCCACGTTTAGGCCCCTTGGGTATGTGTAGCCCGCTTTGCAGGCATAAAAAAACCCGCCGATGCGGGTTGGTTTTCTGAGATGGGTCGTTAGGATCACTCCGCCTCATCAACTTTGACTGAGCAATTGACCGGAAAAGGAACTCAAATGACTGACACAGCCCGTCCTTCGGAAGGCCAGAAAAACCGTATCCCAGAGGCAATTTTTGCGGCTTGCATTGCCGCATTCGCTGCACTTGTCGTTGCAATACTGACTTGGTATTCGACCGAGCGGACCATGCAGCTATCTATTAGGGAAAGCTGCATAAAAAAGATCGACCAAGCGGAAACTGACCTGAGGGAAAAAACAGGGAAATTCTTGGCGCTGCAAACCGAGTGGCTGACGGTTACTGACAATCCGAAGTTGGATGTTGATGCGTACTACCTTCGCGGCGCAAAAGCCATTGCCGCGGCCCAGGAACTATCCGTTAACGCGCCGCTAAAATTCGGCCTAGCAGCGGTCATGGCCGGTGACTCAATCAGGCAACGAATGTTAGCGAAAACCGAAGAGGAACGCGCTGCGGTAGTGAAAGAGCTGAAAGACGATAAATATGATCTCTTCAAGTTCTTCTTTGAGGAGATCGCGGAATTTGAGAAGCAAAGAGCAGCCTGCAATGCACGGCCTTAGGAAACTCCTGCCTGCTCGAACGCCATCGGTTCCAGCGCTTTCATTTGTGCCAGGGTCATAGGCGCGAAGTTGCGATCTAGCTGCAACTCCGCAAAACGCTTGATTGTCAGACCGCCCTCACGAAAGAGCTTGCCTCGCGTCGGACCTAACGCCACGTCCTGAAACGAAGCGGGCTGCTGCTGGAGCCAATGGTAATAG